CTGCAACCCGAGCTTGGCCAAGTCTATTTCGCTGATGCGCAATGCATTGGGTCAGCGCGAGTTCCCGGACCTTAACGCGATGGGTAGCACTCTTGAGGGCGATCCGGTCATGTCTGGCGACAACATCAACGGCTCCCACCTGATCCTGTTGAAGCCCAGCGACATCTGGCGCATCGGGGAAACGGGCGTGGAAGTATCGCTGTCGCGCGATGCAACCATCGAGATGGACAGCGCACCCGCTGGGGACGGTTCCGTTCCTACCGCGGGCAGCGCTTCGCCGGTTTCGATGTTCCAGACCGAGCAGATTGCGTTCAAGGTCGTTCGTCCGATCAACTTCGCCAAGCGGCGGAGCCACGCGGTACAGTACGTCAGCGACGCAGCGTATTCGCCAAACCCGGCTTAATTGCTGGCTTGGCGAACGTCTTGGGGGGGCCATGCGCCCCCCTGTTTTTATCGGAGGTGCGGCATGCGGGTTGAAGTGATTAAGCGGTTTGTTTCAGGGATTGGGGCTCGTGGCCAGCAGAAAGAGATCGACAACCGCTCTGCTCGCGCTTTGATTATGCTCGGCAAAGTAAGACGCGTCGAAGAACCGAAAAGCGCTGCCGCGGATACCGCGAAGAAAGCCCCTGCGCGAACGTATAAGCGACGCGACATGCAACCCGAACAACCTGCCGCCGAAATCGTCAGCGCTGCCCCAGAGGCTCCGCAGGAGCCTTTGAATGCGCCTTTTTTGGAAGAAGAGACTAGCGTATTTTTTCAAATTGACGAACCGACGGAAGAAGCGCCGCGATGAAATTGTTCGGCTACGAATTCAAACGCGTACAGAAGCGGGCTTACCTGTCAGGCCCGGATAGCGGGTACTGGCGCCGGATAGTCGACCATTACACCGGCGCTTATCAGCAGGACGTTCCTATCGATCTCGGCGGCGTTCTTACATATTCAACGGTTTTCGCGTGCGTGCGACAAATTGCCACCGATATCGGGAAGATGCCGCTGCGCCTCATGCGATATAACGACGCGTTGCAAATTTTTGAGCCGCAAGATAGTCCGTCATTCAGCCCGGTGCTGCGCAAGCCTAATCACTACCAAACAACGATTAAATTTCTCGAGCAGTGGGTCATCTGCAAGCTGCTGCACGGTAACGCTTACATCTTAAAACAGCGTGACTCGCGCGGAGTCGTCGTGAAGCTGTATGTGCTGGACCCGGAACGCGTGGAGGTTCAGATTTCGGAGACGGGGGAGGTGTATTACGAGATCTCTATTTCGCAGCTCCCCAGCATCCCTAGCATGGTGCTCGTTCCTGCAACGGAGATCATCCATGACGTGCACATTGCTCCTTATCATCCGCTTGTTGGCATGGGGCCTATCGCGGCTGCGGGCTTACCTGCGACGCACGGTTTAAAAATTCAGCAAAGCCAAGCAAAATTTTTTGCGAACATGAGCCGCCCGAGCGGCATGCTTACGGCGCCCGGAACGATTAAAGAAGAAACGGCGAAGCGATTGAAAGAGTCTTTCGAGGCTAATTTCTCGGGGGAAAACATCGGTCGCATGTTAGTGGCGGGTGACGGGCTGACGTTTAATCAGTTCACCTTGACCGCGCTTGATTCGCAGCTCATCGAGCAGCTCAAGTTTACCGGCGAGGATGTCTGCCGCGCTTTCGGAGTGCCGGCTTACAAGGTCGGCGTCGGGATGATGCCTACGGTCGGAACCTTGCCGGCGCTGGATCAATCGTATTACAGCGGATGCTTGCAAGAGCTTATCGAGTGCATCGAGCTCTTGCTTGACGAAGGTCTAAACCTTCCGAAAGGTTATCAAACTCAGCTCGACTTGGATTCTCTGCTTCGCATGGACCCCGCGGCGCGTTCCGCGGTGCATGCGCAGGATATTCAAGCCGGTTGGAAGTCCCCGAACGAAGTTCGTTTGCGAGAAAATTACCCCCCCGTCGTTGGCGGCGAAGAGCCAATCATGCAACAGCAAAATTGGCCATTGTCTGTCTTGGCACAACGCCCGCCGCCAGACGTTACGGCGCTCCCTGTTGCTGGTCCCGCGGAAGAGCCAGAAGATGATGCCGAAGAAGTCGAAGACGACGACGACATGCTTTCCGCGGAAGAAATCGAACGGTCAGCAGCGCAATTTTTGACCATGGAGCTCGAATATGACGAATTTGCCGCATGAGCGAGCCGTGCTGCGCGCGGTCGCGGAAGCGATACGCTCGCACGTCCGCCGTGCTTTTGATGTCTTGTCCGGGCGGGTGCAAGAAATAGCGGAAGATGTGCGGAATCTGCGCGAGGAGGTTGCGACGCAACCGAAAAGCGTTGTTACAGCTCAAGACGTTCTGCCCGAGCTTAAAAAGCACATCGACGAAGCTCTCGAGAACTTGCCGCGTCCGAAAGATGGAGCGAGCGTTACAGTCGAGGACGTTGCCCCTGTCGTCGAGGCTACGGTTAACCGCTATTTGCTAGGCATTGATCGCCAAGTGACTGCGGACATGCAACGCGCGATTGACGCCTCGTTGCAGCGCATTCCTAAGCCGGTCGACGGCAAGGATGCAGACCCGGCAGAAGTGGCCGCGCGTTTGGCGGACGACGTTTCTGCGCGCGTGCTTGCTACGGTGTCGGAAAAGGTCGCATCGATAGCGCCAGCAGATCCGTCCATGGAGCAGGTAGAGCGCGCGGTCAATCATTACATGCTGGCAAATCCGATTTCCATTCCTGAAATCAAGGACGGGAAAGACGGTTTAAACGGGCGCGATGGAAAAGACGGGATAAACGGAAAAGACGCAGACCCGCAAGTCACCGCGGCGCTTATCATTGACCAGCTCGATCTCAAAGCGTCAAGCCGAGCCAACGTCACTAAGCTGTGCCAAGACTTAGTTGATGCTGCGGTGGCTAAGTTGCCGGTGCCGAAAGACGCCCCACCTGTCAGCGCGGAGATGATTGCGGCGGCGGTCAAGCAGTACATGACAGACAACCCGTTACCCGTGCCAAAAGACGGCGCTCCGGGTCAATCTGTGGACATCGCGGACGTTGACCGTCTTGTTGAGCAGCGTGTAGAGCAACGTGCGGCCTTGTGGGGCTTGGACTTCGAGCGCCGTGCACAAGGTATTCTGCAAAATGCAATCGACCGCATGCCGGCCCCTAAAGACGGCAAGGACGGCAAGGACGGGTTCACCGCTAAAGACTTTGCTGTGCAGGACGCAGGTGACGGTCGGACGCTGCGCTTTGTGTTTAAAACGGAAGAAGGTGAGAAGGTATTCGAGCACCGAATGCGGGTGCCGATGTACAAGGAGGTTTGGAAAGAAGGCTCGGTTTACGAAATTGACGACATGGTGACCTACGCGGGCAGCCTATGGATTGCGCTTAAGGACACAAACACTCGACCCGGAACCGCCGATTGGCGTCTCTGCGTCAAATCACCGCGAGGGCCGCGCAGCAATGTCTGACCAACCGCTCCGGCTAGTCACCGTCGATGAAGCGCGCGCGTGGATGAAGGTTTTCCACGACGCGGACGACGAGCAGATCGACTATGCGATCATCGCCGCATCTGTAGCGGTGACAGATTACTTAGACCTGACGTTTTCGTGGGACTCTAACGACGAGCTTGTTTTTCTGCACGGGACCACCGTTGTCGTTTTGGGTTACGTGGAAAAAATCGCAACGCTGTTGCTCGTGCGTCGGTTGTATGAGGGGGACATGGGAGCGCTGTCTTACGGACGGCTGCCTGATGATGTAACCGCGCTGCTTTACGTCCGAAGGCTAAATCTGGGCCTAAATTAAGTTGAAACCTTGGCGCAACCGTTGGGCGGGCGCTTCTGCCGTGTGCTTGGCGTCAGGGCCTTCGCTGACGCTTGAAGATGTTGCAATGGTGCAAGCGTGGCGCAATGACTCCACCGCCCGCGGAAAGCGTTTTGTAGTCGTTTGCAATTCTACCTTTCGCGTTGCACTTTGGGCCGACGCATTAGTTGCGCACGACCCCGCGTGGTGGACGATCCATCACAAAGAAGTTCTAGCGACGTTTCAAGGCGCAAGTGTGACATGGTCGCCTATGCCCGCCTTTAAAAACGTCGACAGGTTGGAGCGTCGCGAGGTTGACCCAAAACGGAATACTGGAGTCGGCGCTATTTGCTTGGCCGCCTTCGCGGGTTGCTCGGAAATCATTTTGCTGGGTTACGATGGCGGCCCGAATGCAAGCGGGCGCGCGCATCATCATCCAGACCATCCCGAGCCGCTGACAAATTGTCGCTCCTATCAGGCGTGGCCGTCTCGGTTCCTTGCTGCTGCGGAATATGCAAGCCAGCGAAAGGCACAGGTTTATAATTGCTCGCGCGAAACTCGTTTGGATTGTTTTCCGCGCGCACACCTTGAGGAAACGCTTTGCTCATTTCCGAAAAATATCGCAAGCTGAATCAAGACTTGCATGACCGCGCTGTCTTTGGTCAGCGCGGCGCTAGGCATGCAGGTGTGGTTCGCGACATGCTGCGAGAATTTGGTTCTGGCGCTGTCTTGGATTACGGCTGCGGTCGAGCAACGCTTGCGCTTGAGCTCCCAGAGGTCCAAGTGCACTGCTACGACCCCGCAGTGCCAAAGTTTGCAGCGGACCCGCCCGTGGTCGATTACGTTGTGTGCACAGACGTTCTCGAGCACGTGGAGCCGGCGTGTCTTGCTGACGTGCTTGCGCACTTGCGGGCAAAGACGCTGCGGCTTGGGCATATCGTCATTGCGACCAAGCTCGATGGTCGGAAGAAACTCGCGGACGGACGCGACCCGCATTTAATCGTGGAAGATGCGGAATGGTGGCGCACTAAGCTCGAGGCCCACTATGGCGTCGTCCGGCTTGTTAACCAATCGAACCGAGACTGCACTTTTCGTGTTTCGCCATGAAGCGCTGGCGTCGCACTGAATACGTCACCAGCCAATACAATAACAGCGGCTATCAACCGCCGTTGCTTACTGTAAACGCGGATTGGCAAGGTCAGACTGCCGTTATTGTTGCATCTGGCCCATCAACGGAGCTGATAGACAGGGAGCTCTTACGCGGCCAAAAAATTGTGGCAGTTGCGCATGGTTACCGAGCGCTGCAAGGAATTCACGCGCAAGCGTTAGTGATAGGCGGTCGCGCTTTTTACACATACAACGTGCTCGAAAGCATCAACGTCGATCAGATCATTGCCGCGCAGTTTTATTCGTCGTGGGCTTGGCTGACTCAACGCGACGAGCGTTTGGTTTACATGCATCGGGCGCAGCGGCACGGGCTAACGGCAGACCGAACCGCACTTGCAGGTAGCGAGTCGAGCGTAATGCTTGCGATAAATTACGTGGTTCACCGCGGCGTGCGAAAAATTGTTTTGCTGGGCTGCGACGGTCAGCCGTCGTCTGACGGCAGGCGACGCGTGCAAACGGACCAGCAGGACACGCGAAACGCTCGCGACCGTTACGACATACAGGAAAAAGCCATGGCGACGCAAATTGAGCCGCTTCGAAAATTAGGCGTCGACATCGTTAATTGCTCACCGCAGACGGCGCTGACTATTTATCCCAAGGCCAAGCTCGAGGACGTGCTGTGATTTCAAAAGAAGCGCAACGCGCTCGAGATTTTTATCGCGGACATATTGCTCGAGATTATGACAAGGAGCGCATGCGCCGCAGCCTTTGGGCTGTTGAAGACGTTGCGATTCGTGCAATGTTTCTTGGGCGAAAAGATTTGCGCTTGCTCGATGTTCCCGTTGGCACTGGTCGATTTCTTCCTTTGTTTGAAGAGCTCGGCTTTACGGTCACGGGAATGGATAGTGCGCCCGACATGCTTACGGAAGCGGCAAAGCGAGAAACGAATGCAACGCTGGCGTTAGGAGACGCCTTTGCACTTCCTTTTCACGACAAGTCTTTCGACGTTGCGTTTTGCTGCCGACTTTTGCACTTGATCGAGCATAAAGATGTTCCTATCTTGCTCGATGAGCTTTTTCGAGTGGCGTCTGAGGTGATTTTTACCGTGCGCTTAGGCGCGGAAGAACATCCGCGACACGGGCCGCATCGCCAAAAAGTTTTGGACGCGTATCTGGGAGAATTGAGCTATACGCGGTTTGAGCTAATAAGCGACTTCTGGCTTTACCGGGTATGCTGACTTTCGTCACGTTCTTTTGGCGAGAGCCGGGATTTCATACCACCTACACCGACGAGCACGTTCGACGCTGGTCTGCGATGGTGGACAAGCATTATCGCAAACCGCATCGACGCGTGGTGGTGACCAGCGTGGTCGGTGATTACGGCGACACCGCTGTCGTTGCAGACGACAACCCGTGGGCCGCGTTGCGCAGCCCGGAGGGAGGCGGGTTCCCGACCTGTTACCGTCGACTGCGGGTTTGGGGGCGCGACGCCGCGCAAGTGTTCGGTGACCGCATTGTGGTTATGGACTTGGACTGTGCCGTCGTGGCGGACCTTGCGCCGGTCGTCGACAGACCCGAGCCGGTGGTGATGTTGCGTGATGCCGTTTTTCCTACGCAATACAACGGCGGAATGATGCTTCTTACCGCGGGCGCGCGTCCCGATGTTCTCGAGCGGTTTGACGGCCTTGCATCCATCGAGGCCGCCAAACGTGCTGGGTTTCGCGGTAGCGATCAGGCGTGGATTAGTTACGCTCTAGGTCCAAACTTGCCGACTTTGGCGGGGGTGCATTCGTGGAAGCGCGACCTGAAGCGTGGACTACCGACCCCCGAAACGCGCGTGGTAATGTTTCACGGTCGCGACAAGCCGTGGCATTCTGCCGTTCCTGTTTTATATCGGTGAAAGAAAGATGAAGCGCGACAATTTATCCGGTCGGTTAAGGCATCGCATCACCTTCGAATACCAGACGACAACGCGCGACAGCGACGGCATAGCGTCGACGGTGTGGGATATTGCAGCCTCATCGGTTCAAGGCTACCTGCGACCCTTGCACGACGTTCCAGCGCTCGTTTTGACCGGCCCCGGTCGCGAATTTGTGGCGTCTGGTCAGGTGCAGTCAGAGATTGCTGCCCGCATCACGTGCCGATGGTTTCCCGGCCTTGACGCCAGTTGGCGCATCCGCTGGGGCGACCTCGTGTATAACATCCGCACGTGGGACACCGACGAGACTGGTCGAATTGAGTACCGTATTCGTTGCGTCGCCGGCGTTAACGACGGGGAGTGAAATGCGCGTTGAAGTAAGGCTGACAGGCATGGATGGGGTGATTAAAACCTTGCAAGAGTTGCCGTCGGAAGTCGTCAGCAAGAACGGCGGGCCGGTTAAACTCTCTCTTGCAAAGGGCGCTAGGACTTATCTAGCCTATCAAAAGCAAGCGCTGGTCGCAGCCATCGCGCAAAACGGCGAGGTAGAATCAACGGGCCTGTTGCTGTCTACAATGATTGCGTCGCGCGGGAAGCGCTTATCATCTGGCAAGGGCGAGCGTTACCTAGTGCGGTTTAAGCGAAAAACATATCCAGACCGAAAAGGACGACCTGTGACAACGCTTAAGACTGCCAACCTTTTAGAATACGGCTCGTCACATCAGCCCGCAACGCCGTTTATCCGTCCTACGGTGCAAGCGCGGGGCGGCGAGATCATCCGCGTCATCACCGGCGACCTTAATAAGCGGCTCGAGAAGCTCGTTAAACAAAAGGCGAGGCAAAACAAGCAATGATGCCACCTGTTTATGAGCTGCTGCGAGATAGCGCCACAGTCGTCAGCATTGTGGGCGACCGCATCAGTGCGCACGGAGATATTCAGCAGCCCGCAACCCGACCTTATATTACGTGGCAGGTTGTTTCAGGGTCCGCGGAAAACGGAATTGATGACCTGCCAGACATTGATTTTTTGCAGGTTCAGGTGAATTGCTGGCATCAAACCGATGCCGGTGTCAGAGCACTGGTGCAAGCCGTGCGCGCGGCTCTCGAGCCCTACGCACAAGTGGCAAGCTATCCGGTGGATCAGAGAGAGGTGGAAACCCGACTCTATTGGATTGCCATCCAGTTTGACTGGTGGCTGCACCGCTAACATTGGAGACCTTCTAAATGGCTAACAGCATCAAGACTCAAGGAACCAGACTCTATTTTGTCGATCAGACTGGAAGTGCGCCGGTGGTCCGCCGCATGGAATGCCCGAGCGGCGTGCAGGGTTTGGGCGGCGCTGCGGATCAGGTGGACGACACGTGCTTGGAAGAGCTCGACGCTTCTTCGACCCCCGGTCTGCGTCGACCCGGCCAGATAACCGTTCCGTTCATTTTGAAGGACGATCAGGTGGCGGGGCAGAGTGCGCTCGAGACCATGTACGAAGGCGACACGCCGACGATTGGCTGGTGCGTTGCACTGTCCAACGGGACAGGTGAACCGACTTTGGACAGCGCGGACGAGATGGTTGCTCCGACGGACCGTGACGGCTGGTTGTTCAATGGTTACGTTGCTGACCTGAACTTCGACATCGCAACGAATGAGGTTGTTCGTGGCACGTTGCTGATTCAGCGTGTTGGCGGACGCACTCGGTTCTATAAGGCTCTCGTATGAGCCTTAGCGCGGGGAATTTCGTCGACGCCGCCAAAGCGCACGAGCGCACCGTGGTGCTTGCGGGTGGCGAGGACCATGTGCTTTGGTTCCGCGAGCTGACCAACATTGACGTTCGTAAGTGGGCGTTGCAACGCCAATCAAGCGACGTTGACGTTGTGGCAGCCGCGGATGCCAAGCTCGTTTCTCTGTCGCTATGCGAGCCGGATGGCACGCTGTCGCTTACATTCGAACAAGCGTGCAAACTCAAGCCCGTGGTGCTTGACCGTCTTATGAAGGCGGTGCTCGAGGTCAACGAATTGCGCGCGGCGGAAGGTGGCGAGGGAAACGCATAAGCGCCAAAACCGAAGAATGGTTTTGGCATGTGCTTGCTTTGGCGCTGGGTGGTCGGACGATTGCGGAGTGGCAAGCGTCCATGTCGCAGCTCGAGTTTATTCGCTGGATCGAGTTTTGGCGTCGCTGGCCTTTTGACGACGTGCACCGCTACCAGCGGCCTGCGTTGTTAATAGCGCAAGCACTAGGTGCGGACGGAAACGCTGCTGCGGACTGGTTAAGCCCTCCAGATATCCCGGAAGGTTGGACTGCCGCAGATATTGCCACGATGCGCGCCTTTGGCGCTGACCTTACGGAGAGATGATGGCAACAGCCGGTTCAATCGTTGTCGACCTGTTAATGCGGACAGGTGCTTTCGAGACTGACACGAAACGCGCTGAAGCGCGTATGAAGTCGCTTCGAAAGAATATCGATGATTTCGCAAGCAAGGCCGCAACAGCGACCGCCGCGGCTGCCAGCGCTGTAATCGCGCTTGGCGTCACAATGGTCTCTAAAGGCAGCGAGATCATTGACTCGCAAGCCAAGCTGGCGCAGCAGCTCGACACGACTTACGAATCGATTGCCGTGCTTGAGCGAGCGGGGGCTGACGCTGGGATTTCTCTGCAACAAATCGGGGTCGCCGGTCGAGCTTTAAATATTAACCTTGCTAGAGCTGCGCAAGGGTCTAAAGCTCAAGCTGATGCGCTAGCCAAGCTCGGCTTGTCCGCTCAAAACCTTATTAGACTGCCCCTAGACCAAAAAATCGCACTTATCAATCAAGCGTTGATTGATAACGTCGGCGCTTCTGAACGGGCAGCCGTTGGCGCCGAATTGTTCGGCGCTCGAAACGCCGCTGCGCTCAAGCTGCTAAATGCAGACGGGTTCGCGCTCGCTGCCCGTCAGGTAGAAATCTTTGGTCTCAATCTTTCCACCATCGATGCGGCGCAAGTCGAAGCGGCCAATGATGCCATGGCGCTTTTCGGCGTTGCTGTTGATGGTGCAAGCGTGCAGCTCACTAAACAGCTCGCGCCTATTTTAACGGGGATCGGAAACGAGTTTTTGATTTGGGCCGAGAATGCAGGCGGGTTTGAGCAGATTGCCGTTCGCGTTGTAGATAGTTCTGTCGACGCTTTCGGTTTTCTTGCAGACGCGATTGCTGGGGTTGGTCGAGCGTTCACGATTGTTTACGACCTGCTCTTGGTTGGCGGTAATGGAATCGACCAGATTCTCGGAACTATCGCCGCAGGGCTTTTAGAGATTGTTGACCTCATTCCGGGAATCGATATTTCCGAGCGCGTGACTGGTCTCAGGGAGTACGCGGACACCGCTGCACGGGATTTCAGAGCCGCGTGGGCAGACATCGAGGCTCAACTCGAGACCCCGCTGCCAAGCGAGAACCTAGATCGCTGGGTTGAAGAGTGGCGCAAGGCGTCAAAGGAAGCTGCCAAGGAAGCCGTAACAACGCGAAAATTTTTGACCAGTGCGGATGCGGGCGCTGCTAGCGCGGCTCCGGTGGTGGTTGACGATACCGTTGACCGTACTCGAGAA